GAGCAGACGGCGAACTTGTCCAGCCTGACGACGAAGAAGTTGTGCTCAAGCAGACAAACGCACCGAAGCCGAGTTTTAGTCGAGCCTGACCATGCCAATATTACCGCCAAGAATGTGTGGTCAGTGCAAACAAGGATTCACAGGACGCGAGTGTCCGAAATGCACAAAATCACGTCAGGACGACGATGCTACACGCAAGCGTGTGGATGCTTCGACCTTCTTACGCAACAAACGAGTGTGGAGAGACCGCACGTCGCCAAGCATCATAAGCGCGAACCCGATTTGTCAGCGCATACGAACGAACTATCTCGGCCAGCGCGAGCAGTGTCGTAATGCGTCAACAGTCGTACACCATCGCATCGGCCCAAACGGCGACGCTGACAAGTTCTTCTCGGTGTATCTCGATGGCGTCAGCCAGTTGATAGCGCTGTGTGCAGCCTGCCACGCGGAAGAGCGCGACCCTGGCGGTACGCCGCATTGGGTCGAAGGTGTGGACTTCATGCGGACGCAATACGAGACGCCGAAAGTGTTCTGAGTTGAAGCAAAAGCGAGCGGTTTCTGTGCATTCTGTACACGTTCTGAGCAGTGTTGAGAGAGCATAGAGGCACGCACACGTCGAGCAGAGCAGCACACATCACGAGCAGCAAATCACACGCAACCTATTGACAGCAAAGGGGATGGCACCCCTAAAAAAATATGTCGCACCGCTGGCATCCACGCGCTGCATTTCTAGGGAAGCCCGCGAGTTTCGCAAAGATTTGAAACGTGCACCCTTAGTTCGCGCGAGTGCGGCATGAGTTTCGATGGAGTTTCGCAGAGAATGCGCTGACATAGCGGGGAGATAAACGCCAATGCAGAGAGGGACAAAACCGCTGACAGTCGCGCAAATCAACCTTCGCGGCAACTCTCGACACCTGACATCCGCGCAACTGAAGGCGCGCGAAGCCGAAGAGTCGCGGGATACCACGCCCGCCGATTACGTGCCAAGTGGAAAGCCGAAGATGCCGAACAGCGTCAAGGAAATCCCCGAAGCCGTCGAAGCGTGGAAAGGCGCAGTCAAAATTTTGAAAGAACGTGGCGCGCTTACTCGTGGCGACGGCCCTGCCCTTACAGTCTTCGCACTTTGCCAGGCGCGGTATTTGAAGGCAACCGCTGACGTTGAAAAACGCGGTTTTGAAATCGAAGTCGAGCGCGTGGACAAGAAGGGCGAACGTTACACGACGAGCACGCCGAACCCGTCACTGCAAATCATCTCGCAATGTGAGAGGCAACTCTTGGCGCTCGCGGTCAGGCTCGGAATGACGCCGAAAGATAGAAGCGGAATTCGACCCGCGAAGCCGAAGACGCCAAAGCCGAAGCCGAACGACGAAAGCATTCTTGATGCTTACTTGAGGAAAGAGGGACTTGCGTGACACCCGAAGAATGCAAACTGCTCGGAACTTCCGAAGAAGAGCGCAAAGAGAAACAAGAAGAGTGGGCCGAAATCTGTCGCGAAAATCAAGCATACCGCGCGCGAACGGCGCACATGCTCGGTTTGCTTCGTCCTGACATGAACGGCCTGCAACTTCTCATTCTGTACGGAGACATCGACCGCGACCCTGTGGTTTTTGCCTGGAAACGCGAACGCGAATTTGTTGATTCGACACCGTTCGATTACGTCGAGCAGGCGACGGCGCAACAGCGCGCCGAACTTCGCTTGCGAATAGCGGGCTGACCCGTGTTTCTCGTTTCGTTTAGAGATGGCACAGGCTGGCACAAAATCGAAGACCTTCGCGGTCGAACGTACGGACGTTGGCTTGTCGAATCGTACGACAGCGTGGACAAGCACGGAAAAGTTTATTGGACGTGCGTCTGCTCGTGCTCGAACCACACGCGGCGCGAAGTTCGTGCGTCACATCTTCGCAACGGTGGCTCGTTGAGTTGCGGCTGTCTGCGCGTCGAGACCGCACGGAAGACAATCTTCCATGCGCGGAAGTACAACTGGAAAATTCGTAAGCAGTAGAAGTGACGAAAAGTTTTGTGTCGCAACTAGCGACGGAGAGAAAAGTCATGGAAATAAAAAAGACGCTTGGTAGTGAAGCACCGAAGAATTCGGTCGGTGTCGTTCAGCGTGAGCAGGACTTCCCTTTTGTTTCAGATAAGACCGCTCATCTAAGTGGCCCGCCGAACGTCCTCACGGAAAACGCGGCGGGTTCTCGGTGGAAAATCGCAAATTCTGTCTCGTACTACATCTGCAAGTGCGGTTTCAGCGGCGAGTTTCCGCTGCCAATTTTCGGCCCGAAGCCAAAGTCCAAGTGCTGCGTCAACGCGCTCCCGTTTCCAGTCGAGTAAGTGGCAGAGCACGCCGACAAGTTTGCTCAAAATGAAGTGAAGGAAACAGAATATGAAAGTTGGAAATCTCGAAATCACGTTGACGGACGAAGAGCTAAAGGCGGGATACCATCTCGCCGAAACGAGCGGCGTAGGCTCTATTACCACGGCTCGGCTGCTCGTCGCGCTCGCGAATCGAATCGACAGGCTTCAGAAGATAGTCGGTCTCGGTCAAGCAGAGCCTTACCTTGACGGACTCGCGAAGGAACACGTCGAACTTGCGCGCGTTCAACACACCAGTCTTGAAGTTCGCAGTTGAAATACCGCAGTAGAAGTACATCGCAGTAGAAACACAAACCACAAAGAAGGTAAAGCAAATGGAAAGACGAACCATAGAAGCACGGGTGTCGGTTGTCGCTCCACGGCGGTTGAAGGGATACGCCGTGAAGTACGACTCGCGCTCTTCGCATTACATCGCACCCGCGACTCGCGAACGTATTAGCAAAACTGCTTTCGCGCGGTCTTTGGGAAGCGGTACGGATGTTCGTTTTCTTTACGAACACAAAGCAGAGAACCTGCTCGGAAGAACTTCCAGCGGCACGTTGTCGTTGCGTTCGGATGACGACGGACTCGGCTTTGACTTGCAACTCCCCGATACTCAATTAGGCAGAGATGTTTTTGAGTTAACGAAACGTGGCGATATTCGCGGAATGTCGTTCGGCTTCGTCTGTCGGGAAGACAGTTTCGGCAAAGAATTTGACGAAGACGAATTCGGCGACCCGACCGAAGATAATTGCATCGTTCGCACGGTGCGTTCGGCTGATTTGATTGAAGTCTCGGCGGTCAGCGAACCAGCATACGAAAGTTCTTCCGTATTAGCGCGCCATTTTGTCGCCGACAACATCGAAGCGCGTGCGAAGGCTTTCGCACTCGCAAACCTTAACCCACGAGAGATTGACGCTCGAAATCGCATTCGAGCGCAGTATCTCGCGGGACTGACGCACAAGCTGTAAAGCTGTAGAAGCACAAACTCCAAACGAGTCGGAGTAGGAATCATGATCGCTCATAACCCCCTCCACGGATCCGGACAAGCGGGATTCCCGCATCCGGCTCTTGCCTTAGGTGATGACGCCCATGCGGCGCAGGGGATAGGGATGACAGACAGAAGGCAGAGGAAGCCAGCGAGTGATGAGGCGCCGCATGCGATCCCAAAGCACGCGGCCTTTGTGGCTGCGCCGCGAAAGCGCGCGATGCCAGAGCCATCCCACTTGGAATCGAAAAAGAGCCAGCGCCGATTTGTTCATGGGCACTCCGTAATACCGAAGGTGTCCACGCACCACCGCTTGCAACCACTTGCCCTGTTCGGGGATGGGTTCGTGCATCCGTCGCTGAAGTTCGGCTTTCACTTCAGTCAGCTTCGTCTGCAGTCTCTTGCGTATCGTTTGCCGCAACACCGTATACATTCCGTTGCCCCTCTTCTTCACGCAGATGTGCGTAAAGCCGAGAAAGTTGAACGTCTCCGGTTTCCCTTCTCCACGTCTTTGCCGGTTCAGGATCGCGAACGGTCCGAATTCCAGCAGCCGCGTTTTCTCGGGATGCAGTTCCAGGTTGAACTTCCTCATTCGTTCCGTGAGTTCTGCCCGAAACTGATCGGCATCCGCTTTGCTGTTAAAGCCCACCACGATGTCGTCCGCGAATCGCACGACGATAACATCGCCGTGCGCGCACTTCTGACGCCACGCTTGGACCCACAGGTCAAATACGTAGTGAAGATAGACGTTCGCCAAAAGCGGCGAAGCACTACCGCCCTGGGGCGTCCCTTCCTCCGTCCGTATTCGCTTCCCATCCTCCAGCACGCCGGCGTTCAACCATTTCTGGATGAGCCGCACAACGCGCCGGTCTGCTATCCGATGCTCGACGAACTTCACCAGCCATTCGTGGGAAAGCCCATCGAAAAAGCCTTTGATGTCCAGATCAAGCACCCAGTTCACTTTTCTCGTCAGCAGTCCCACGTACAGCGCATCCAGCGCTTGATGCTGGCTGCGCCCTGGTCGGAACCCGTACGAAAACCCAAGAAAATCCGTTTCGTAGATGGCGTTCAACACCTCGACCGCCGCGCGCTGGACGATCTTGTCTTCCAGCGCCGGGACTCCGAGCGGTCTCTGCCGCCCGTCGGCCTTGGGGATATACACCCTACGCACCGGTTTCGCTCGGTACGCTCCTCGCTTCAGCCTTTCGGCAAGATCCTGGAGATTCACTTCCAGTTGCTCGCCGTAATGCCTCCACGTCTCCCCATCCACGCCCGGCGCGGCTTCCTTCTTCAGTCGGAAGTAAGCCATGCGCAGCGTTTCCAGGTTGTAGATGTGGTGCAGAAGCGCCGTGAACCGCAACTTCTTATCCTTTCCTGCTGCTTGACGTACCCGCTCCAGCGCACTCGGCGCGTCTTTCCGGCTCGGTGTCCGGGACGCGTTTTGCTGTGGCCGGTTCCCTTTGGCCAGACCTCTTCCCTCCATCCCCTCCGCTACCGGTTGCCCGGCGTTGTTCGAGGACTTCCCAGGTACTCCAGGTCTGTCCGACTTCCCACGTCCGTTCGTCATCGGCGTACGTCCTTAGACTTCCCGACGCGTCCCAGGGCCAATGCAACCCTGGGCGGACTTGGGATCTCCCGGTTCCCGCGCGAGGTGTCTGCGTGCGTGCACGGGGTCTCTGACCGCGCGGGACTCTGGCGCGCCTCGCGATATCGGCGCACCCGATGGGGCCTTCCGCTTCTCCTTACAGCGTCGGCGTCCCGGAGTGAGTTTCTTACGCGGCTGAATACCCGGCCCGCACGTTCCCCTGTCAACGCTTCGTCGCCGCCCTTGCGAGCGGCTCCGCATGACTCGGGGCCGATGTGGGTCGCTACTCCACTTTCGTATGACTTTTTCATTCACTACACCTCGCCGGTTTTAACCGGCGCACAAAGAGAATCACAATGAGTAAGGAACTATTCCAAGAATTCGCCGAACTGTCGAAGAAGGGCATTTTGAACGACCATGAGCGGCGAAGGTTTCAATTTCTGATGAAAACTCTGCCTAGCGGCACGGTCAACCCAACAGTGAAGTACGACAACGCCGAAGAGCGGCACGCCGAAATTGTTGCGAAGTACGGGCAGCGTTTCGCGCAGTATCTCGGCGGCAAAGTCAGCGAATACAGTTTTCGCGAGATGATTGACGCGGGCGAATTCCGCACCGATGACCAGAGCGTCGGTTATTGGGGCAGACCATCGGGTGTCACCTATTTCGGCGGCGACCTGAGCAGTTCGACTTCCAGCGGTATCGCTGGCGGTTTCACTGTCCCGCCTGTGATGCATAAAGTCGCAATCAATTCGACAAAACAATTCGCGCCACTCGCCGACCCTGACGTGACTGGTGTCATTCAAGAGCCGACGTACAATTTTCCTGGCAAGAATATCGTCGGTTGGGATATGTCCAAGGTCGCAGCCGTTCTCATCGACGTGAACGGCGCAGGCGGCACAGGCACGGCGGGCACCAGCGGCGGACACGGCGACAACGTGCAATACACGACGATAGGAAGCTCGCTCGGTTCTGTTCCACCTGCGTATGCGCAGTTTTACAAGAATTCGAGCATCTTCGCTATCACCCTGCGCGTCGGAAATGAACTTCTGCAAGATGCAGCGAATGGACTCGACGGCGGTCTGTTCGAGTCGTTCGGGAAGGGCATGGGCGAAGGTTTCGGTCGTGGTCTGGCACCGTTTTTGGTCTCAGGCACGGGCGTCAACCAGCCGAAAGGCATCTCGGTCGGCTCGGCATCGGCAAACGTATCGGCTGCGATGAGTCGCGCGACACTCGACTCGATTTTCTTCGCGCTCGATGCGGCGTATCGTCGTTCACCAAAATGTGCCTGGCTAATGAGTGACAGCACTCTGAAGCAAGTGCGCGGCCTGGTCGATGACCAGCATCGTCCCTTGCTGCATCTCTCCGAAAGTGGTCTCGTGCTCTACGGAAAACCTGTGTACATCGCGAACGAATTGCCGTCATTCGTGTCCAGTCCGCTTGTCGATGGCACGGTGATTTTCGGCGACCTGTCGAAGTACGTAGTGCGTCTTTCCGCAATACACGTGACTAGACTTTCCGAACGGTATGCGGACGCGGATGAAACGGGATTTCTCTGCAAGATGCGCGCCGATGCAGGCGTCTTTGACCCGTCGCAAACCACGGGCGGAACCAACACGCCGCCAATCGTGAAAGCGGCAATAGTCGGCTAACAAAGTTCCTGCTGTCATCCTCTGGCGGCGGCGTGAGCGAGTCAAGTGCACACTTTTCGAGAGTTCCTGCACTTGGCTTGTTCCCCAAAAAAATCGAAACGGAGAAATAGGAAATGGAATCGCAAGTTGAAACGCAGTCTTCCGCGAGACATCGCGGAGTTTGTGAGAAGTTCAGCGGAACGTTCGGATTCATCACACCCGATGATGGGAGCGCGAAGAATATCTTCGTGCACTTCACGGGCATTGTTGGACGTAAGGGCGAATTCCGAACGCTCGAAGAAGGTGAGCAAGTAGAGTATTCCATCGCGACGCGAAACGGGAAGCCGTGCGCGGTGGATGTCGTCACGATTGATTGAGTTCTAATCGTCTGCGCCGAGAACGCGGACGGTGAGAGCGGTGTGCAAGAGCGAAGCCTCTGCGGGCGAGCGATAACGGCACACTGAGAGCAGGCGGGAAAGTCGTGGTTTCACATTCGGAATCGTTGGCGCGAAGACGAAGTGTGACCCTACGGGGTTAGTTGCACCACGACTTCCCCCTTGCTAACAAAATCTTGTGAAAAGGGAACAGACCATTTGTGCAGTCCAGACTTGCGAGCGTTGTACCGGAATCGATACGAATTTGGTGGCATTGACACGCTGGAACTTCTTGTTCATTCACCGGGCGGTCATGCTGCTGTTGCCTACAGGATGGCGCGGTTTTTTAAGGCTCACTGCAATCGTCTGCATGTGGTCGTTCCGTTGCTTGCAAAAAGCGCGGCAACGCTTTTGTCCCTTGCAGGTGACAGGATTTATATGGGAGAACTGGCGGACCTTGGTCCGATAGACGTTCAAATCACGGATGAGTTGGAGCGTGGTAAGCGTCCGTTCTCGCCGCTGGATGAGTTCAAGTCAATGGAGTTCTTGCGCGAGTACGCCACCGAATTTCTTGACTATTTTGCGTTTGCACTCTCGGAACGCGGGATGAGCGTAAAGCAATCCCTGCACGAAGCGATTCCGGCTGTGTCCAGCATGATGCAACCGCTGTATTCACACATTGACCCAAGTAAGGTAGGGTCTTACCGTCGTTCGCTTGCTGAGGCGGAAGATTATGCAAAGAGACTCTTGAAGCAGAACAAGAACCCTTACGCGGAAGAATTGGTGCAACAGTTGGTTTGGAAGTATCCAGTTCACGATTTTGTGATTGACTACGGAGAAGCAAAGAACATAGGACTGCCTGTGGTCAAACTAGAGCAGGCTCACGAAAAGATACTGCTCGAAGCTCTAATGGGGATGGTGACACATGGAATATCATACAGCGGATTTGTCGTTGCACCTCCTAGCGCCGGGAAAAAGGGCGGCAAAAAACAAGTCGGAAAAGGCGTGCCAGTTGAGGTCAAGGGAAAACCCGAAGCCGCGTAGCTCAGAAAGTGAACGGGACGACACAATGCGTCAGCTACTTTCTAAGCTGCGCAACATGAGTCCGTCAGAGCGAGCGCAAGCCTTGAGAGAACGGGGAGACGACGGTCCCATCTATCAAGATGATGGTGCTGCACGCCCCTGAAGTGCCCTGCGTGGTAAAATACAAAACATGAGCGAAGCAAAAGGACTCTGCACTGCTTCCGCCGAAGCCGCCCGACATTTATTCAGGTAGACCCGCTGGTGAATCTGAGTGCTCCTGCCCTAGATGGGAGCCTGTCGGACGCTAGTGCCCACGGGCAGTTGGTAGAACAGTGGACAGAACAAAGCATCTTGAATTTGTCCAAAACGCAATCTCACGGATGGCTGGCAATTCCTTCCTGCTGAAAGGCTGGACGGTTACCATTGCCGCTGCACTCTTTGCGCTCGCAGCGAAAGATTCGAACCGTAGGTTCGCGGTACTCGCCCTATTTCCTTCTCTTGCCTTTTGGGGTCTTGACGCCTATTACCTCAGACAAGAACGTCTTTTTAGAAGGCTGTACGACGAACTGAGGAAACTATCAGACGAGAACTATGAGAAATCCGGACCGTTTGCCATGTCCACGAAGAAGCATTCTCATCAAGTCGCAGGCTGGTTCAAGACGTTGTGGACTCCGTCCGTGGTCGCACTTCATGGTGTAGTCATTGGGGCGGTGTTTTTTGTGATTGCGATACTTAGGTAGGAGGGGCAATGGCTCGACGTGTCTTTTTCAGCTTCCACTACGACAACGACATCTGGAGAGCTAATCAAGTGAGGAATGCGAACGTAGTAGCTGGCTCTGACGTTGCCGGATTCTTCGACCATTCAGAATATGAAGAGGCAAAGAAGAAGGGCAAGGAAGGCATCGAGCGCATGATTAACGGGAATCTCAAAAACACTTCTGTGACTGTGGTCCTAATCGGGGAGCACACTGCCGAAAGACCTTGGGTTCGGTACGAAATCAAGCAGTCAATCGCGCAAAATAACGGCCTACTCGGAATCTACATCCACCACTTGAAGAATCAAAATGGCGAGTCGGGTTTCGCATTCTTGCTTCCCACCAAGCCGTCTGTTCCATCTGGCGTCGAATTTCCGGCGTACAACTGGGACCGCGACCTTGACCGCTTTCGCAAAGCGATAGAGGAGGCCGGAAAGCGTTCGGACGCTCTGCGCAAGGCGTATTAAGAAATCACGGGCCACAGGTCGCTCGCAAGTTTTTGCTCAAACTCATTGGAGGTGCTCATGTCGTCACAATTACGAGAGCGAAAGCACGACAACACTAAAGTCGAAACGCTCCGCAAGCAGTATCCCGGTTTCGCGGAGGGAGTAATCAGGTCGGATGCGACACTCGGAACACTGAAAGACAAGCTCCGTCTTCCGCAGAGCGCATCCTTGAATGACGTTCGGAAGGAACTAAAGAAACAGAAATAGAACTTGATTGGGATTCCGTCGGCACCCGGCTTGCATCCCTTCCTCAACTTCGGCGTAGTCTGCTTCCAAAGTATTTCTCGGCGGAAGCGCGAGCCTCTACTAGTGTTTTAAAAATTCCTATGTGCTCAAAATCACCAGTTGACGCTTCGAATCTAGAACCCTTTGGTGTTTCTCGCTCGACGATAATAGCTCTTGCTTTGTTATAGTTTCCACTAGCGGGAACATCTAAATACTCCAAGGGTTCCCCTGGAATAGAACCTTTATCGCGCCACCAACGCTCTGGCTTCGCAGCTTGCTTCGGCACGGCTCGCTTCGTCGGCTTCTTGCTCATAGGTCAGTCTCCAAACGCTCGGTCAGGGCGTACCGCCACATGGAGCGCGAGAAGAAGAACCGCACGCACGCGCCGACAGGCCGACCCCACCATCCTTCGCGCGTGTCGGTGCAAGTCACCAGAAAAACTTTTCGCCCGTCGTTCGAAATAAGTGTGACCATCGTCAGTCTCCGAAGGCGCGGTCGATAATCGGTCGCAGTTGCTCCGAGATACTTCTGCGTTGTCGCGAGCGACTTGTGACCTAGCAACAACTGGATGTCGCGCAGCGTTGCGCCACTTTGAAGCCAACGTGTCGCGCATGTCTTGCGAAACCTGTGCAGGATGTAATGCTCGCACACAGGATGCGTCTTGCAGTAGACTTCGACGCGCTTCTTGCCGTTGTACTCACCGACCGTGATTGTCGTCTTGCACTGACCGCAGTTCAGACCCGCACGCAGGGCAATCTTCTTCAGTTTCCGCAAGAAGTGATTGTCAGGCTTACCCTGCTTCGATAGGAAGATGAAGCGGTCGTGTGGGTGCTTCTCCCGGCGTTCCTTCAGTTCGCGAATGAGGCTCGCGGGCAGTTCGATTGTGCGCGATTCGTGCGACTTCGGCGCGAAGCCGACATCATCCTTCTTGCGGACGTGGTACGTGTGCGCTTTGAAGTCGATGTCGTTCCACGCGGCGAAGGTCACTTCGCGGTCGCGGCATCCACTGCCCAAGAAAAAGCGATACCTGATTCGGTCTTCGGGATTCATCGCGGCGAACAGTTTGTCGAGTTCATCTTCGGAATACGCGACCGCAGGCTCTTCCTCAATCGTCGGCATGTACTTCGTAGGAATGCGGGCGGCGATGCCGTTGTCTTTCAGCATGAAGTAAACGACGTTGATGCGCGTGTCGCAAGTCTTGCCCGCGTAGCCTTCGGCTTCAAGGTCGGCTTTGAATCGCT